TTGCGGCGCCATGCACAACGGACAGCCTTGTAAGAATCCGGCGGGCATGGGAACACCACATAAAGGCTATGGCCGGTGTAAGATACACGGCGGGCTTGCTACAGGTCCGAAGACAGCGGAAGGACGCGCCAGACAAATAGCAGCTTCCACAAAACACGGTCTTTTTTCTAAGGTACTACTTCCAGAGGAAGAAAGCATTTTAGAAAGCATTAACCAGGAAGAAGAATTTAACGCCCTGGATATGATGATAAAAGTACAGACCGTTAAGATCGTAAGCTATCTACAGAAGCATAAAGACCGGTTTGTAAAAGACCGTGATCTGGAAGGTGAAGAAGTAGCTTACAGGAAATCTAGGGTTATATGTCGCGAAGGTGACGGTATGAAGACTTTCTACCATGCTGGAACGATTGAAGATAACGCCTTAGATCGTGCTATGAACACATTACGGCGTCTGATCGGACAGAAACACCTTATAGAAGGCAAGGACGACGGACCAGACGACATTATGGCTTCTCTTAATGCAGAGTTAAGGGCAGCGTCTAAAGGTGAAGTCTACGTGTCCTGGGGTGGACAAGCGCAAAGTAAGGGAAATAACGAAGATCATACACAAAAAGAACAGGAAACGTAGTAAAAACTGTAGTAAAAAGCCTTGTTACAGGTTTTCTGATAACCAGAAACCGTGTAAACACAGGGCTTTTTCTTGTATTTATGAGAAACTACGACTTTTTTACTTAGAATATGGGGTGTAAATATTATGGCAGAAGATAATAAAAGCTGTAGGGGTTGTGTCTGTTTGACTTGCCAGTACAGCGAACAGAACGGGGACTTTAACCGGTGTCCGTTTAAGTCGTGTCGCTTATGTACAGATACAGTACATCATATCCGTAGCATATGCGATAAAGGCGTACAGCTGCCTAAGAAAGCAGATTATGCGGACTTCGTGCTATGACATACGAATATCAAACAGAATTTACTTACGTGGCAGACACGGACCCCTTGACCGGCGCCCCGGTAATGACGGCGATACCCCAGACCGTCCGGGCAGCGAAACAAGGGATACCGTACAACGTACTTAGTAACTTCGGTGATCTATTTAAGCGGGAAAACCTACGGGAAGCGTGGCGGCTTCTTCGTAAAAATGACCCTTTCGACTACCAGATACAGGTAGCCGACGCTATTCTTTATAGCTGCTTAAATGGGTTGGGCTGGTACTTCGTGGTACAGATCACACGACAGGCCGGTAAGAATGAGATTAGCGCCTTCTTACAACACTATTTACTGCTGTATGGCTGGTACTTCGGTGTACCTGTATCGGGCGTAAAATTCGCCCCGGTATACAAGCCACAGATACAAGCGTCTATGGACCGTTTGGAAGGCGCCCCAACGCTGGACAGTGGCGGGCTTGCCGGTAGCGTGATAACGTCCGGTCAAGCGAAGGTAGACGGTCAGCCTTGCAAGTATAGTAAATCAGATGGCTATAAATTCCATATCGGACCGCCCCGCGATAGTAATAAATGGGCGTTCCTGTCCATTAACCCTACGGCTAACGTTGCGTCCCAGACAGCCTACACACTACTGGAAGGCTAACATTATTCGACAAGCTGGTATAGCGGGGCTGGAAAACGTAGCGAAGTCAATACACACCAAAACGGGACGGTTGGCAAACAGCTACAGCGTTGGAAATGCAGAAAACATTTTTGACGTACAGTCTGGCGGCGGTCATGCGGAAGCGCACGAAAACGGCTATAACCAGTCTAACCGTGTAAGTAAGTCCACTGGACGAAAGCCGTCTTTATGGGTACCTGGTTCCGGTTCTGGTAGTAACTTTAGTTATAATCCTGGGGCTAAAACAGGAATGAAACTTTCCGGTAGGTTCATTCCTGGCGGGCATGAGTTTGAAAAATCTATGCCCGATACAGAAGACGATTACAAAACAATAGCAAAAAAAGAAGTAGAGCGCCTTTTTAGGGCGCTTTTTTAGTGGGGTGGTAATGTGGAGTATTCAAAAGAGCTTACAGCTATACAAATGTGGCTTAAGTCTACAGCTGGGCTTAATTCTTTTAAGCGTGGTACAAGTGTGAACCTTTCCCGCCCTGTAGTGCTTTTTGACGTTCCAGGACGCGGACGGACTAGACACCTTACCAGGTATGCTTACGTACAGACGGTAACGTGGCCGTGTACATTGTATGTGGACACACTGGACGAAGCTGTAAGGTACCAGGAAGTGCTTGTAAGTGATCTGGAAGACCGCTGTAACGTTCTGGAAATAAAAGAAGATGGAAAACACGTAGGCTGGTTAAAAAACGTTGTCGCCAGATTTAACAACGGTGAAAGCTTAGACGCTACTTTTACACTTACGTATGAAGTGGCTTATAAACGTAAGGGCTGGGACGCAAGTACGCCGACCGCCGACGTTATGTATACCAGACTGAACGTAAAACCAGAAAAATAGAAAGGAAGCGAAAGTATGGCAGCTAAAGAAACCGGGAACGCACAGGCGGAAAAAGTTACCGCTTCTACGTTCTCAAAAAATGATTTAATCGCGTCTGCCGCCGTATTTAACACAACGCCCGCCATTATGACAGGTGCGTTGTACGGCGTAAAAAAAGATGAACTTACAAAACAGGAAGCCGCGGACGCTTTGGCCGCGTTTCTCAAAAAACCTGTACACAAGGGGGTAAAGTAAAATGGCTGGATTGTACACAGAAGGCGAAAGCAAGATTTTAAGTGGTGTATATTCCCTTATCCTTGCTATTTCAACTTCTATAACAAGTGGCGGTCGTGGTATCGTAGCATACCCGTTTACCGCTGACTGGGGACCGGTAAACGAACTTACGACTGGAAACCTTAGAGAATTAAGGGACAACTACAACGCGGTGGGTTCTTCCCTTTCCGTAGGAAAGATTTATACCCACGCGTCAAACGGGGAGCCTAAAAAGGTACTTGGTTACCGTATGGCTACAGCAGAAGCTAAAGTAGCAGCTGCTACCGTTGATACCTGGGTATTTGAAACTGTCTACCCAACTACAAGACCTTTTGTACTTGTGGTAAAAGACGGTGTAGAGGACGGTTCTATTAAGATCAGTCTGGTAGAAAACGCTGTAGAGCTTACTTCGTTCCTGGTATCTGATGTAGATAGCCTGGTAACTATGGTAAATGCTTCTGACTATATCCGTGTAAAGACGAAGGGTGCTACACTTCCGAAAGCAAACGCGGGCGTAGAGTTTAAGGGCGGAAATAACGGCGACGCTGTTACCGTGACAAACTACACAGCGTTCCTGGACGAGATCGAAGCAGACGGAACGGCTAACGCTTTTTCCTTAGACGGTGTATCTGACGAAAGTATCATTTCTACAGTGATCGCCTGGGTAAAAGATGTACGACAGGAAGGTTTCTACGTGTCCTTCGTAACAGGTGGTCCGAAAGCCTGGGATTCTGCTACGGATACCGCTAACGCGAAGTCAAGGGAAATCAATTACAGACC